TGGCGCATTCTCATTGGTGGCCACCCGGCGCACCAAGTCATGCAGCAGACCCTCGGTAATTTCCTGGGCAAACTCGATGCCAAACGCAGCAGCTTTGTCAGCCAGGAATCGCAGGGTACGGTTGCGCACCTCTGGCGGCAGCCGGTTCAACACTCGATCTAGGCCATACCGCTCGGTCAATGCCGTAATACCCGATCCAGCAATAATGGCCGCATCCTTTTGCGCCTGGCTTGCGTCATCCTTACGGGTTTTCTCGGCCATGATATCTGCGCCCTGGGCCGTCATCATCGATGTTGACGATGCCCCGCCCGTGGTCAACGCAGCTGCAATCTGAAACCCCAATTGGCCAATGGCTTCAAAAACATCCGTATCCAGACCACGCCGGCTTTCTGGCGCACCAATCATCTTGCCAAAATCTTTTAGCTCTTCGCCTGGGCGCTTTAGGATCTGCTCTGGGGCTAAATACCAGGGTATTGGAGTGCGCAAAAAGCTCATGGCGCTGTTGGGCAGCACTTGGTCAAGTAAACCCTCTAACTGCCTGCTGGCCACGCCATACAGCTCACCAAAGCCCGATAGGGTAGAACCCAGACCCTGGCCCACCACGCCTTTGCCAAGGCTGCCGGCATAATCCCTGCCCTTAGTCAACACATATTCCAGGCCAGACAGGTTCGGCATATCGTCATAGGCCACCTGGGCAAACTCAGGATTAGCCAGCTGCTGACCAAGAATGGGGCTGAATCGTGCGGTTTCTTGCAGCTCCTGGGTGCGCTTGTCGGCAATAACCTTGGCCAGGTTGCGCTCCACTACCGGCTGCGGTATCCCGGTTTCCTTCGCCAGGCGCTCAATCTGAGCCACCTGATCAGGGTTTTTGTTGACAGACAGCATGAGAGACTGGCGCAGGCGCTCCTGTTCCGACTCCACCTGCATGTTAATGACATTGGCGTATCGCTGCTCTTCGGTGTCAATGGCTGGCGCAGGCATAGCCTCTGGCTTGACCTTCTGGTTGCCAAGAAAATCGGCGTACTTTTTCTCTTCGTCTTGGGCTAGTAATCCGTCACTCATCGAGGAATTTGCTCCACAGCAGATGATGGTAGGTTGCGAGACAGTACATAAACCTCGGCAATGGCCTGCTCAGTTACCGGCCTGCCAGCAGCTCGTAGCTGCCTGATGATCATGTTTCTGCTAGTCGCTGGAATGGTATTGAGATAAATTTCTTGGCCATTGACCACGACATAAGTATCGCCCAGATCATCGGTTCCCACCAATGAGATCGGCATCTGTGGATCGGTGCGGAATGATCGGTCAACAAATACCTTGTTGTCGATCTCCTCCCTAAACAATGCTTCTTTTTCCTGCCTGGTCAGCTTGCGCTTTTTCGCCTGCTGCTCAACATCAATGCGCTGCTCAATGGCGTATTTGAGCCGGCCAAGAGCAGCTGCATCCTTTTCAGACTTGCGGGATTCGTATGGTTTAAGGCCAGCCTCTTCAGCCAAACGCTTAAATGTGTCCTCGTCAATCTTGGCCTCGGTCACATTGTTGGGATCGTTCAACGCTTGCCGGCGCTTCAACAGATCCTTGGTCAACGCATCGCCCAACTTGGGCGCTTCAGCCACAATCTCTGCATCGCTCATCCCGGCCAACTTGGCTGGATCTTGGGTCAGGGTCAAATAATGAGCCAGCTGCCCAACATCATCGCCACTTTTTTTGCGGAATGTATCAATCTGAGACAGCAGCTGGATCTTAGCCGTGCCATCAAGGATCTGAAATTCTCTGGATTGCTGAATCTGATCTAGGGTTTTGCCCTGCAGCACTTGATTCCAAACGCCAGCCTGGGTCGATGCCTGGCGCTGCCGGGCTGAATAATCAAACGCTGACGCTTTCTGATCAATGATTGCTTTGGCAGCTTTACGCTCGGCAGCCGTTCGATCCGACATATCCCGGTCAATCTGCGCATACATCAAATCCTTGTTGACAGGCTGTGTATCGGTTTTTGGCCCCATCGAGTTCCAGACTGTATTGGCCGTGCTTTCGACATTCAGCGCATCGGTATTGCCCTGGGCAATCTTGATGTAAGTGTCCCATTCGGTGGACGGCAACAGATCTAAATAAGCATTGCCGCTCGATGTTTTGCTGCCACGCTTCTTGGCTGCATCGATCTGCGCCAGCAGCACAGCCGGCTGCTCCCTGGCCATCGCCTCCGCACCAGACCGGCCCAGCGACAAACGCAGCTTTTCCCGCAACTGCTCCTTACGGGTCGGCGTATCCTTCAGCGCATCAATCACAGCACTCTGCTCACCCATAACCTTGGCCAGATTGGCCTCGTTGGGATTCAATGCAATGGCCTGGCTGGACTTCAGAATCGAATCGCTCATCTGAGCAAATCGATGGTTTCTGCCCTCAGTAGCCTCAAATGTAATGGCCGTGCTGGCCAAACTCTTACGCAAATCCCGCAGGCTGGCAGTCAGCAAACGCTGTGATGCTGGATCTTGTGGCCCAGCCTTGATCGTGTCATCGGCGTACTTGTCAAAGTCGCCCAGCAAACTCTTGGTGAAATCAGCTGCGCCAGGCTGGGTTGTCTCCTGGCGGGTTTTCATTTCCTCAGTCCACTTCAACAGCGCATCCGAGCTGGCATTGGCTGCAAAAACCTTGGCGTTTTCTTCCTCAACATTGACGGCCAGCTGCGCAACATTGCCCAGCGCCCGGCTTACATCCTGCACACCCTGGGCAATAAATCTTGCACCGCTGTCAGGCGCTCGTAATGTGCCTACTCGCAGCTGCTGCGATAGCGCCTGGCGCTCTTCGTAAACGGGTATCCGAGCCATTATGAAAGCCTTCCTGTCTGTTTGTAGTAGCTTGTTCTGGCGCTACCCGACAGAATTGCAGACCCAGCCGACAAATAAGCTCCAGTCATGGCATTGCGCCCGGCCATCCGATTAACCCGTGCCTCATAACGCTCGGCTTCGGCATCAGCCAGCAAACCCTTTGCAGCCAGCTCACCCTCATACCGGGTGGTCAATGCGTCCATCTCAGCCCTGGTGGCCGACTCCTCAGTAAGATCCAGCGCCGATCCCATGAACCCGATACCAGCTTGGGCAAGGCCAGCCCGCTGCTCACCCAGAACCTGCCTGGCCCTGCGGCGCACCTGCTCTTCACGCCGGCCTGCCTGCTGCCGCTCAATGCCGGCCTGCATCTCACGCACCTTGGCGTTGTATTGATTGGCTTGAGCTTGGGCATTAGCCTGCGTCTGAGCAGCCCGTCCCTGCTGGATAGCGCCAACTACCTGCAGCGCCGTAGACGCAACTAATAACGGAACAACAGGTATAGCAGCCATTATTTCAGCCTCGCATATAAAACAGCATCATTGCCAATTGGCGTAAATTCCCGCATGTATCCCTCACGCTCAAACCCAAGCATCTGAATCCATCGGTGGCCTTGCTCAAAATCAGCATCCACGAATGCTTCTATTCTCCTAAATTCTGTCGATTCTAGGAACCTGTTGACAGCTTTATGAATCCGAACAAATTGTTTACCTGCATGTTGGCTAATCAACGCCCATGCAATTGCTCGATTGTCCCATTGTTTAACCACGCCCGAACAGGCCAAGATCTCATCGCCATCCATTGCCGTAAAGCATGGGCCGCCCTCAACCAATGCCGGGCCGTACTTGGGGTCAAAGTAATCCGAAAATGCGACCTGGCTGGGCTGCAATACCAGCAGCTCTAAATGCTTGGGTTGAAATGGCACGATATGCATGTCATCGATCCTGAGTATGTAGCTGGGGCATGATGGCCACCACAGTCATTGGCAATGGCTGGGGCTGTTGCACATACATATAGGCATCAAAATCGTAGCTGCCAGGCCATTCAATGAGCTTGTCGCCAGTAAATGGTGGCACAGCCTGGTTCATTGGCACAGATGGGCTGCGAAACTGGATCTCATCCAGGGCTGTTAAATCAGCGCCGGCCTTTGCACCTACTGTGGCCAGGAATCGCACCACCACCTTATTGATCCGCTTGGTCTTGCCCTGGGCTGTGCCGTCAGCTGCGCCAGCCTCAAGCCTCATGGTCTGGATATAACTGTTGTACGCCAGGCCCACATGCACCGTGCTGCCAGCCCGTTGCAGGGTAATTGATCCGCTTGACACCGTGGCATTTGGGTGCGTAGCGCCGTCCACCAGCACCGCTACTTCTTGGCCTTCCAAATGGCTTAGACCGCTAATCGTGGTGACCGGGCTGCCGCTGTAGGTCAAGCCGCTGTCAACAAAGAATGCATCTTCAATGTCAGACTCTTCTGTAAAGTCTTGCTCAAGATACTCAATGTACCGCTTGGTCTGGCCGTTAATGGTTCGGCGCACAATCATCCAAAGATCATCCTGCGTCCCATTGGGGTTCGGTATGGTTTCCATGCATTCAACAATGCCATTGCCGCCAATTGGGTGACGATGCCAACCCAGCACATCCTGCTCTCGGTTGTAGGTGAACCCAAGCAGCAGGCCATCTGTCCTGGCGCACCAGATGATCGTATGGGGTTCTTGTTGGTAAACAATATCAACAATGCCGCCATTGGTTACATGCTCAGACAGCACAGTTAAATCGCTGGACTTAAACTTGTCGCTGGCAAACTCGTACTGCAGCTCACGCAGCTTGCGCCCAGACCGCTGCACAAATAACACCGAATCGGCCACTTGCAATGGAATAACAGACTTCGATCCGAATGACGATTGCTCAACAATCTTGACATTGCCAGGGCTAAACACTTCATCGGTTGTCAGCTCTTTACATAGGAACTCGCCACCGGCTGTACCGATAAGCAGGCCATCAGCCGGCTGCAGCCATTGGACTTCGTTCACCTTATCTGATGCGATCTCAATCGTGATTGCCTGATCTGGCGCAATCTCGCCCGAATCATTACGAGCATTAAAGTTTTCAAAGTCACCTGTCACCGAAAAGTTGAGAATCTGACCTGTAGAAAACACCAGGCGCTCACGAAAAAATGCCACATGGCTTGGCCACCCACGGCTTGCAGACCACCGGCCAAACGCCCATCGATTGGTTGTATTGCCGCCGCCCACTACGCCATCAGGCAGCTTTGACAGCACGGTAACCGTCACCACCGTTGCGCTTGTGTACCCGGTAATTTTGACCCAGCCATAGCCAGGATCTTGAAACTCCCAATCCACGCCTTCCCGATACACAGTTGGATCTGAATCGGGCGGGTATTTGGATTCACCATCACCGTCAGCTGCCACGCCGCGGGTATGAATAGGCCGAATGCCGCCCGTGCGAATCACACTTTCTGGAGTTGATGTTGGCGCAAAATCATTGGTCACGCACTTGTAAGTCTTGCCATCAGACCGGCGCAACAGGTTTTGCACATTAGAACCATCAACCGTAGTGGTGGACTTCGACAGCTCTTGGCCTGCATCCCAGGGCTTAATGTAGGACAGATCCTGCTCTTCAATCAGAAACAAGCTGCCAACATCGCTGGCCGCAAACAGACTGGCCGAGGCTGTAAGTGTCACGCCCGTACCAGTTGCAGCTGATGCATACACAGTCGTTGTCGCATCTGGATCAATATCCAAGAATGGCCCACCAATAAACTCAACCTCGGTCAGCGTCCAAGTGGTCGGGCCAAACCGTGACAGCTTGCGAGGCGCATACAGCGGGTGAACGATATAGATCACATCGCCAGACTGCACCATGCGCAGCCGTAGCGTCCCATTGGCATTGGTTAGATTGGCTGCTGTGTACGGAGTTGATATTTCGTATGGGCTGCCGCCCGATAAGACCTGGCCATGATTGGTGTAGAACCGAATGTATTGGTCACCAAACTCTAAGATATAGGCATCGGTTTCGGCAAACTCAAACCGAATGAGCCAGGTGCGATCAGCAGAATCTTTGACTTCCTCAACAAACCGAGTGCCAGACCTGCGCCTGGCTGGGCCTTGCACCATCGGCATAAAGTTGACCATCTGCTTGAGCGCAGACGCATACTTGCCGAGATCAACCCGGCCCTCTAATGACGGAGCAAATTCACCGGCATTGAAGCTGGTTTGTATCGGGCTTGCCTTGGGCATGGTTTACAACTCGCACCATTGCAACTGAATCTCGGCAATTTGGGCAGAACCCGAATTATTGGTCAGCTCAAACAAATAAGAAGTGTTTTTCTTCATTAAGTAAGGCTGGCTGGTTACATCGCCGCCACCACTTAAAAATGCACCAGATCCACCCAAAATAATTTCTTGGTAAATTGTGCCATTGGTGGTCACAGCTGTTGGGTTATTGATCACGCCACAAGTGCTGGTCTTGGTGGACTGTCGGTTGCGATTGATCGGCACAAAGATACTGCCGCCAGTTACTTCGGTCACATTTTCGTACACAGCCAGCTGGCCATCGCCACCACATTGGCCGACAAACCACAAATAAGCATTTGTGTTTGCGCCGGTGGTAAAGACCATCTGCATGGCAGCACCATTGGCAAGTGTTGAACCTGGCAGCGCAGCCTTGTATGCATAGAAACTATTGCCCTCAATTGTCTGCTGACAAGTTTCTTGCCTGGCCACCACGCCACGCATCTTGGTGGTATCTGATTCTGGTGATCTAAATCCCATGATTGTCCTCGCTTAAATTCTGCTCAATACCCAGCTGTCATCGGGCATGTCCTGGTGCTGCTGTTCTACTGCGCCAGATCGAATGGCCGCCATCAATGCCTGGTCGTATTCCTTCCAAGCTGCGTCTTTTTTCTGGTTTGATTGGGTCAGATCCTCGGCCATCTCAGCCGCCAGGCGACAGGCAATGGCTTCAACAAAGGTCGAATCCCATTGGGCCGTATCCTCTTCACGCCTGATGTAGCGGATCTTCAATGGGGCTACATAGTCGGTCAGGATCTTATTGCTCTCTAGCATGTATTCCGCAGTCGATTGATTGCGGTAATCATCCATCGATGGGCCTTGGAAAAAATCATTGACCTGCAGCAACCGCAGGCAATCGCTTGGCAGCTCGTACTCGTACTCAAACCCCCAGTCTGGGGCAGAAACTAGCGCAGCCAGGCTTGCTCGTTTAACAGCAAAAGACCATACATGCGCCCGCAGCTCTGCGTCACGCACGATGGTGAACATGGACTGAACCGCACGGGCCTGCTTGTTATCATCCCCAAATGAAATGATCCGAGCAGCGCCCAGCTTGGTTAATGCCCGATTGGCAATCTCAACCTGCGAGGCCATTGATCACCTCTTAGGCCGGTGGCCAAATGTCTCGGATGATGTAATTCTTGATGTTGTCGATGGCAACAAGAACCTGCTCACGGGTTGCGCTGTCGGCCAAATCGACTGCAATCTCTACAGTCTTGCTCTGGGTCGTTGCGCCCTCGGACACTTCGTACTCGTTGTCACCGATATCCAATGCGTAATAGCGTGATGCCATTTGTGTTCTCCTGATAAAGACCGGGGGGCCGAAACCCCCCGTGTCGGTTTACTACTTAGTCAACCACATACAACATGAAGCCCACAAGGTCATCGCCGCTGACGATGGCCGTATCCGCAGAAGTGGCACGGATAACCACGCCATCCTTGGATTCAAACACCTTCGTGCCGCCAGTAGCAGTCACAACAGAACCAAAGGTCTGGTAGCCAGCAGTATCAACATCGATACCGTTGTCCAAACCATCGGAGTCAGCCGTGACAGCCGTGCCGTCAGGTGCAGTATAGGCATCCCAGCCCAGGTCGAGAGTGGCAGAAGCAGTCGTCCAGTTTACATATGCCTTGGACTGCGAGGCCAGGAGGCGAACCTTACCGGCAGGCAGTTTGACAAGTGCAAAGCTAGAACCAGCATCGCCAGCACCGTCTTGGGCGCAGGTGAAATATGCAACACGCACACGGCCAGCCTGAACTTGGGAGTCCAGATTGCCGGTGTTAGCTACATAAGCCTGGTTGTATTCGGTTGAGTATTGGGTCGTGATAGCCATTTAAGTTCTCCTTTACTCAGCGCACTTGATTTCAACAACCTTTTTCTCTTCGGTGCGGGTAGCACCGAAAGTGCCTTTGACATAAACCTGGGTTGCATAACCCTTGTCAGCACGCTCGGAGATCATGGTGTTGATATCGTTCCACATACCCAGATGCATACCAGAACGAGCAAACGCCGGGACACGGCGATAGGTCGAACCGTCAACTTCTAGGCGCTCGGTGTGAATAAAATTGAAACCCATAAAGGCGGTGATCTTGCCGTCAACAAGCACCGGGCGGGTGTTGTAGTCGAGCGAGATTGCCTGGGCTTCGTTCAACAGATCATCGTGCTGCTGTGCAGTAATCACACAGAACAAGGGATCGTTGTCGATATCCACTTCGTTGGCCATCAGGATGCGCTTTGCTTCACGCAGCTTGGCAATGTTCATACCAGTTGCACCAGTCGAACCAATGGTCGCAGCCACCTGCTGACCAGCAGGGAATGTCGTATTGGTAGAACCGTTCTCACCAGTCTTAGAAGTGCCAAAGAATGAATCGATGATCTCGTCATCCATAGCACGGCCAAGGGCATAAGCGCCATTGAGTGCATAAGACGATTGAGGATCGATCAGCATACGCAGCTTATCCTGATCATCGATCAGGTCGGCCCACTCATAATCCACCGGGAAAACCCAGCGGGCATCAGCAGGGGTCGAGATAAGCGGAGTATCTCCGTGACGAACAACACGCTTTTGAGCTGACACAGCACCAACCTGCTCAATAGCTTTGGCTGCCTTACCCGAATAGGAACCGACAGTCACAGCCTGGCGCAGTTTGCTGCCTTTTTGCTGCAGAAGCAGCTGCACATTTGTCGTATATTGTTGGACAAAGTGCGTAGTGACATTGAATGACATGATTCAAGTCCTCCACAAAAAGTTGAAAGTTAAAAACACAATTTGCGAAAGGCTTGTCCAAATCTGGGGCCGTTCATACCGTACAGCCGGTTAACGCTTATCGGTCTTTCCCGATTGCCCACCAGGTCGCTTGGGGCGATTATCTGGTAGCGCAGATTGCTCTGCTCCCAAAACATAATTCTCGTACATCTTGGCCCGATTCACCACCTCTTCAGGTGGCAAATCAGACCTATGTGCCAATTTTAGACACTCGATGCGCATATGTGCAACACCTGTCATTGAGGATAAGCAGAACGCATGAGGCGTTCAAGCTCGGCTTTGGCATCGGCATTACCCGACAAATACTTGGCAGACCACTCTGGATCGGCTTTCAGCTGGCCAATTCGCACCCTGGCTGCCTCTGGCGAAATACCAAAATTGCCAGACTTGCCGCTGTCCACAAACGAATCCTCGCCCATGCCCTTGCCGATATTGGAAAACAGCTTGAGCATTTCCCGTGTGCCAATGGCATTCTCGATTTTCTCCAGCACCTGCTCTTGCACCCCAAACTGCCGGGTGGCCCGCCTGGCTGCTTCGATGTTGGCATCAAATTCCTTGCCCCATTCAGACTGCAGCACCTCCATTTCCATCTCGGAGTTTTGCATCTGCTGGTTCATCTGGCTGGTTTGCATCTGCTCAGAATTGGCATTCCACCATTCAGCCAGGCTCTGGGCCTGCTTGGCCGTAATGCCCAGCTCATGAAACTTGCCTGCAGCCAGCTTGGCAAATTCGCCCGTGTCACCCTGGGGTACTGGCAGTTTGTACTCTTCAGGGCTTTGTGGCCGGCCCAGCTTGTCATAAAACTTTCCCCATTCCTCGGGTGCTGCATCGTCCTTTGGCATCACCACGCCCCGGCCAGCCTTGTCAGCGCCTAGCAGCTTTTCCAGATTGGTGTATGACTGCACAACATCGTCAGGGCTTTGCCAGCCCTTGGTCTGCACGAATCCCCGTGTTTCCTCCGACAGCTGCGTATACCATTGGCTGCCTGTTTGGCCTGCATCACCATTGGTTTGTTGAACGCCTGTCGATCCGCTGTTGAACATCTGTTGACCCGACAGTACCTGTGTACCTGCCGCATCGCCTGCAACAGGGTTGCCAGCCGGTGCTGACCCTTGCATATCACTCATTTGATTCCTCACTTTGGTTCAGATTAAAGACCACCTTCTCGTCAATGTGAAGATGGGCCATGATCCGCAGCCAGACTTCCCGCCTGCCTTCAGCCAGGGCTGATGCAATTGGATCGACTTGCCGGGATACGGGGGAAACCACAGCTGTAGAGCTGGTGGCTTTGCAGAACTTGGCAAGATCAGACAGAACAATCTGACCATCGCCATTCAAACCATCTTCGCCAAGGAACAACCGGCGGTATGCGTACTTTCTTTTGAGAATGCGCTGCAGTATTTTTTCCATTAGATGGGTAATGCCTGAGGTACTTGACCTGCCAATGCCTGGGCTTCAACCAGAGTCTTGGCGCTATTGGCTGCCACCGGCGCTGCTGCCAGCAATGCCTGGGCTTCAGCTGCCTGCTGCTCTTGGGCAACCATCTCTTCCATCTCTTCCTTGCTGCGCAGGATCTTGGCCGGTACGCCATTGATCTCAGACAACTCCCTGGCAATCTCTTCAGGCTTGAAGATCATCATTACCCGAGGATCAATCTGGGCCAATGGGGTTACAGCTTCAAGGGTTCGCAGAATGGCCACACCTTCTTCGGCCCGCTGCGCCCGGTTCAATGGCGATACATACTCGATCTCAACATCGCCACCCATCTCACGCAACGCCTCGGGCATCGGTGGCAATATGCCAGCCCTTGCCAGGATATCTAGCTCACGCTCAATCAGCGGCCCTAGCATCTCAGACTGCTGCCGGCCCATAGTCGGGGCCAACAATGCGCCCTTTTCCTGCGCCCGCAACATGGCCTCGGTGGCCGTCATGTTGGGTGTCTCAACCAGAATTTGAAAAAGGGTAATCAGGAATGCATCGTTGATGACTTTGCGGCGCTGCTCCATCATGTCCATGCCAATATCAACCCGTGCGCCAGTCTGCAATGGCTGCACCACCTGGCGGCCTTGCTCGTCCACGCCACCAAAATTGAGTGCGCCTGGCCGGGTATTAAATGCCTGCAGCACCCCATCTTCTTGCAGCAACAGCGGGGGATCAACGATCTTGTGCGCAGCCCGCAACACAGTCTTGCTCATCTCGTTGATCATCTTGATATCGGGCAGCACCGTCATGGCCGGTGACCGACCATAAATTTCCTTTGGCGCTGTGACATAACGGCTGACCGCATACGGGAATGTCGTGTAGCCGCCTTCGCTCATCATCATGCGGCTTTCATAGCACACATAGTAGCTGGCCCAGTCCATGCCCCGGTAGTCTTTGCGGCCCATTGCTTTGTCGGCATTGGGCTTAACGCAATGCAGGAACTCAAACTCACGCTCGGGATACTTCTCTAGCGCCGTCTTGATCTTCTCGGGCATCCTGTCATAGCCCCACTTCTGAGCTGCCTGCCTGGCCGTCAGCGGGAACTTACGCACCACCTTGTCCACCACGCCGGTGTAATTCTCGGCAATGTAGATCTCAGACAGATTGATCGACTTGTATCGAATGCCTATGCCGGGTATGTCATCAATGAAGATAGCGCCCGTGCCAAATGCGCCCAGGCTCATGTAATTTTCATGCACCTGGCTGGCAAAGTTAGCTTTAGGGCTGTACCGCACCTGAAACAGAATATTGGTTACCTCGTCCAGATACGCCTGAACCTGCAAATTGTCCTGCAGCTCGATGGCGCTGGTGGTCAGCTTGTGCCAACGCATCGTTCTTGGCGTGAGCATTGACTCCATTGCAGCTGCAAAACGCTCAAGCGCCAGGCCGGCAGTCGCATCAAAGATCTTCTCGGTGCGCTTTTCGCCTGGTGTCTTGTCGCTGGCCTGGAACCAATTCTGCCGTGGCAGCACACGCTCGGCTATTTCCCGCCAATGCTCTTCCCAGACACCCCGGTCACCGACCATCTGGTCATATTCGGTAATGATTTCATCGACACGGGAATCCATGCAGGTACTCCTTACTGGCCGGTTAAGGTCTTAACGCCCGTGCGAGGCTGGCCCAATTGGCCACCTGCCTGGGCAGTCAAGATGTTGGCAGCTCGTCCACCACGGCGCAGCTGCTCATCACGCATCGTGCGGCGCTGTGCTTCCTCGTCAACGGTAGGTGCTGCCGGCGCTTTGGGAGGCGCAGGGGGCGGGGGAGCAGATCCACCACCACCACCACCAAACATTCCGCTCATGGTTATTCTCCTGTCAGTCGTTTAGTGGCCGTCATGGGCTGCTGGCCATTTTGCTGCAGCATTCCACGGGGCTGGGTAAGAATTGTGGCTGCACGACCCTGGCGGCGGCGCAGCTCATCGGCTTGCATACGCTGCATCTTGGCCTCATCCACAGATGGCGGGGGAGGCGGCGCAGCTGGTGGCGCTGGAGGCGGTGGGGTTGATGCTGATCCAAACAGTCCTGACATTGTGATTCTCCTATTCAAACATGGCGTAATCAGACTCGGCCACTACCGTCCTGCGGTTATACGGGCGATGCCGCTTGATTAAATCTCTGGCCTCACCTGCACCAACAAGCATGTATTGCCCGGCCTCGGCCACATGCGAATAAATGTTTTTATCTGGCACATCACGATAACGCTCTTCGCCAGATACCTGCAACCTTCGGTAATTGTAGCCGCCAGACATGGCTTTGCGTAGCATTTTGCAATTCGGGTGGATTATCAGGCCAGGCTCACCATCAATCAGCCGGGATAATGACGCTGCCACAGACTCCCGGCGCTTAATAAAATCATTGGTCGGCGCTGGTGTTGCCGGTATCCCGGCTGCCCTCAGTATCTGAAATGGCGTAACCTCATCAGTCTGCGCCCTGGTGTCGCCTGCCGGGTCACCGATGGCCATCGCCAGGCTATGCCCAGGGTAACGCTCGGCCATTGCATAACGCATCAGCTCAGAGAATCGCTTGGCTCCCATGTCCTCAGTCACCAGCTCCGAGTGCCAACGCCATTGTCCCATTGCCGTGCGCTGCCCAAAGACCGCTGCCGGTGTCAAACCAAAGTCAATGCCGATATAGATCGGCGCTTGCGGTATGACCATGAACTCCTGGCAATGCACCGAATCCTTGTATTCAGGGTAGATCGGCTTGCCGTCACGCACAAACCCGTACTCTCCGTGAATGTAGACACGCACCCAGTCATCATCTTTGCCGGCCAGCTGCCGCTCGTAATACTGGTCTGGCAGGTTTGTCGCATTCTCAGCTGCTGGATCTAAGCCGCCAGGCTGCCTAAAGAACTCCCAGCCATTGGGCCGCTCTTCCTCGGCCAGGCGATACCACCAATGATCGTTATCTGGTGGGTTTGTGTCGGCAATGATTCCAGACCAAGTGCAGCCGCCCATCAGCACAGACGGGAATCGGCCAACCCGGCCAGTTAGCCCGTCCACCACAGCCTTGGGAACCTCTCGGGCCTCATTGATCCATGCCCCAGTCAGCTCCATCGACAGCAGCTTGGCAATGTCATCAGGCCGATCCAAGGCAAGAAACAGCACTTCCATGTCCACATCACCAAATTGCAGGTGGTGGCTTGGTGGCCCGGTGTCTACCCAGCGGCCCAAATGCGCCGGTATCCATTGATGCCAGCTCTTGATCGTGGTGGTTTTCAGCTCTGGGTAAGTATTTCGGATCACAGCCCACCGGGTATGGCGCTTGCCATCAGCGCCTGGCTCTTGCTCCATTGCCCGAAACAGCAGCTCCATGATGCAGGCCGTAGACTTTCCGCTGCCAAACGGCCCCATGATGCCCCGAAAGAACGCATCGCTATTCATAAACGCCGAGGCGACTGGGCCTGGCGGGTTGTATTCAATGGTCGGTACTTCAGCTGCCATCTTCTTTGGGCGCTTTGTTGATCACCAGATTGATCCCGTTGCCGCTGATCTCCTGCTCGATCTTGTCCGAATAGCCATGCTTGGTCAAAATCAACTTGCTTATGCTTGGGTTAAATGTCCCAGCCAGCCCATTGCTAACCAGCTCCTGCTCTTGTTTTGCCAACAACTGTTCAACAATGGTTGAGAACTCGTCAACATTCTTAGCCCATTCCCTAATTGTTCCCCGTGTTACGCCTAGAACCAGGGACAATCCAGCAATGCTTGGGATAGCGTGGCCGTGGCTTTTGTATCCACCATTGATGTATTCCTTGGCTGCATCCAAATGCAATGGCCATCCAGCTGGGCGGCCAGGCTCTGGGTTCAGCTGCCGGTTATCTTGCGTTTTGGCCATTAAGCGCCCACATTCTTATTGAATTGATCTCATCCCGCAGCTCCAGGCACAGCTCTTCCACTTCCTGGCGGTTTTCCTTGTGGCAATCCCGCAGCGCCGTGTTAAGTCTGGTCATCACCAGATTGGCTTTGCAAAGATATTCAGCTGGATCTGTCATCAAGTAGTGTCCTTCCTGTCATGGCCTCATAGCATTCATCGGCCCCGTGGGCATAGCCCAGATTAAACCTGTGGCCATCGCCCTTCCATTCCAATATGGCCTGCTTGTATATGTCAACACAAACCCTGGCGCATCGTTCCCTTACTTCAATCTCAACAGCGTTGGCAAAACTTACCGGGTCTGGCAGCTGGGAGTGGATTGCTTTGATCTCCTCGTCTGTCAGTAGGTATCTTTTGCCGGGCATCTGTCATCGTTTCCGCTCGGTGAGCTTCTTAGACCCGGCATTCATGGCCCGGCTCAATAGCTTTGTTCCAGTATCGGCCCGGTTGTACTCTTTGGCCACCGACTGCGGTACGCCAACACGCTTGGCAAACTTGGGATCATGGGCCGCTGCCGCCATCATTCTGGCTTGTGCTGGTGATTTGCTTGGCATGGTTAACCTTTCAGCGCCTCGGTTCCAGGGTTGCGCTTCCTGGCCAATGTCTTGGTAGCAGTCTTGGCCGACTCACGAAACGCCTTGGCCGTGGGTGCGCCTGGCTCACCCGGCTTTCGCATACGCTCACCAGATCCCGCCTTGATCCGCTCACGCTTGGCGTGAATGTTGGCATACAAACCCTGGCTCATTACTTCTTCGGGGGCTTTTTGCCCTTGCCTTTTCCGTACATGCTCAACCTCCGTTCAACATATGTTCAGCAATGGTTGCGGTGGCTGGATTTGCACCAGCGATCTCCAGCTTATGGGGCTGGCGAGATTCTACTTCTCCACACCGCTGCGTAAGTACATCAATCTTGACCATGCCTGCAATCTCATCAACTGCCGATATCGTCAATTTGAACCGATTATCATCTACCTTCCATGCGTCTGCAATCCCATCCAGCCCGGCTTTTAGGCTGGCCAACATGTTATCCAGATCCCGGCGCTGCCGATTCGGTGGGTAAAACCTAATGTCCAAGTGTATCGGCCCAGTCTCTGGCAGCTGCAGCTTGGCCTGGCAGGCAGCCGCCCAGCATATCTGCCGGTATAGCTTTTTGACCTTGGCCATCTTGGCCCAATGCACCCGGCTATTCGGGTTCAATTCCTTTGGTGGCCAGGGTAGCGTAATCACGACAGCGCCTCAATGGTCTTAGCCAACATGTCCAGCTCGGTCAGCTTTTGAATGCGCATCAGCGACTTATCGCCATGCACACCACTCGGCCCTTGGTGACAATCAGGACAGAGTGGCACGACCAGAAAATTGCTCGCCCTTTGTGCCATCCCCTGTCCTTCCCGTATGTGATGAACCTGCACCCCATGTGATCCACAACAAACGCACGGGAGCTGGGCCACACGATCCATCCACCTCCGTTCAGAGTTTCTCATGCCGGCTCACTACACATGCCGAACACAGCCAACGCCGATTCTTGCCGCCATTCATCAATTTCCAAAACCCTCCAACAGAATTTTTGTGCTGCTGACAATGACTGCAAAATCGTTTGCCCGTGGCGCTGGCCGCTGCTTCGGTCAGGTTCTTGGCATCTTCCTTACTGATCATGCAAATACTCCGAGAATTTTACCCCGTGCTGCGCACCAAAGGCATAAATAAATTCAATTAACTCGTTCATCTCCACCTTGGTCATTTTACTGGTTGATGTACCCAGCACCACAAAGCCCCCATCAATGCCTGGCACAACCTGCTGGCGCTTTAGCCCTGCCGTACACATATCTTTCCAATTCTCGGCTGTCAGCTGCAGGCCATGCCAATCAACCTGCTCGGCCAGGTCTGTCAGCAGCGCCCACATCAATGCATTCTGTTGCAGGCTGCGCTTGGGTTCGCTAACTGTCACTACCCAATTGTCACCAGCTGTGGCCACGGCCTTGAAGCACCGCTCTTTTGCAATTGGGTTGCTCAGAATAAATGTTTGCTTCATTTGGCCGGCTCTTGGTTGACCCACAAATTAACGCAGGCATATTCCAATGCCATCGGTGGAGTGACAATGTTATAAGCATCAGACATTGCTCGTTGATACCCAGCCTCAAATGCCTTGTCCAGCTGATCGGCCTGGATCTGCACATTGATCGTTTGATCTGGCATCCAGTTAATCAAAATGGTTGCAGACAAAACGCCACCAACAATCCCAGAAATAATTGATCGCATGTTATTTGCCTTTATGGTTTGAAAATCCGTTCACACTTAACACAGTATTTTCGTCCTCGCCGCCACTTTGTCCTGGCTGCACAGCGCCTGCATAACATCCATCTGATTTTGTTTTCGGCCATACTCCACTCTCCAACCAAGCGCACTCGGTTTCTAATAATTTAATCCTGGCTTTCATATTCGGAATATCTTCGATCTCTTCCATTGCGTTAATCAAAACATCAGCAGCCACCTGCAGCTGCATCGCAATGTTAGGATCACAAAACTTGTTGTTAATTGCGCTATCAAGTGCGCCCAGCACGATCTGACATGCTCTGTTCGGTGTCATTGCTCGTTCCTCCTTTTAATTGACTTAACAACTCCTTGATTTTTGCCCTGGCCGCTGCCGCCTTCTCTGGGTCTGCCTTGATCTCTGGCTCTGGCAGCCGCACCATCGGTGGTGGTATCTCGTCCCATTGGCCCTTCTTGATCTGCTTCTCCAGCTCCAGCCCCCATTGGGTTTTCATTCGCTGGTAGCTCTCCGACCTCAATTCCCAACTGAATTTGTTGGCCGTCCAATACACCGCCGGGTGACTCCAGCTGTCCTGTTCGTTTCGCAATCTGAGGCCCATCTGCACCACGCTTTCGTGCCATGCTCTCTCCGGGTCTAAATCGGGCCT